TCAAATTGTTATAACGGATGTACAGAGATTGTCTCTGACAGATGTGTTAAATATACAGGAATAGATGTTCCTGTCCTAGGAATCCAAACAGGTGATTCATTATCATTTGTAGAACAAGCATTGATTACATTCCTTACATCTACATTAGATGGTACAGGAATTAAGATTGATCTTGGTACTACAGTTGTATGTAACCTTGTGCAACAATATCTTCCTACATGTGGAGATCTTTCTATTGTAGATATATCAAAAGCTCTTATAGAAGCTGCTTGTGATCTTCAAGAACAAATAGATGCTATTGATGCAGATCTTGCTATATTGAATGCTGATTACTCAATTGGATGTTTAACAGGTGTTACAGCTTCATCAGATACACATGCTATTGTACAAGCTGTTATAAATAAACTATGTCAAGTACAAGTTGATTTAACAGCATTAGCTTTAAATGTTTCTACAAACTATGTAAGTATTGCAAATATAAATTCTTATATTCAAGCTTATTTAAATAGTATAAGTTCTTCTACATTAGTTAGTAATAAGATGGTTCCTTATACAGCAGTTCCTTATTTTGGACCATTGAGTTATTTTAATGGTACAGGAGCTGGTACAGGAGACTGGGTTAAGATCTATTTATGTAATGGTCAAAATGGAACTCCAGATTTAAGAGGAAGAACATTAGTTGGTACCACTACTGGAATGTTTGGAGGAGCATTAGATCCAGAAGTTGATCCTGCAAATCCTGCAAATCCTAATTATATAATAACAACTGAAGTTGGAGCTAATGAAGTATTTTTGTCATCAACTCAAATACCTGCACATACACATATTGCTACAGCAGTAGCAACTGTCACTCCAGCAACTCATTCACATTTAACTGTATCTGATGGAACATCTGTTCCTTTAAATGTAGATGATCCAATTGATTCAGGATATTCTTCTGGAGGAAACTTAGGGTATTCCTTAAGATCTGCATCAGATACAATTGCAAACCTTGGTAAAACAAACGATGTTACTATAGGTGTAGGCGTTGCTGTATCAAATTCTTCAACAGGAGGAGGATTAGGTCATGCGAATATACAGCCTTCTAGAGGATGTTATTATATCATTTATATACCTTAATAAATTATCAAAATGGCATATCCATATTTACCAGTAAATCCCTGTTGTACAGATGTAGTTTTGAATACACCTTGTGGATGTAGTTCTACAATTACTAATAGTGGTTGTAATAACAATAATCCATGTAGTACGCATTTAACTGCATCTAGTACTATTGTTTATGATGGTCCTACACTTCCGTGTATAGTGGCTGAACCATGTGATACATTGAATGTAATTTTACAAAAGATAGATGAGATTATTTGTAATTTACTAACACAAGTAAACTATTTAACTAATCAAGTTACTAACATTACTAATCAAGTGATTGCCATCAATAGTGATATAATCAATATATATAACATATTAGATGAATGTTGTGGTGCGACTACTACTACTACATCTACTACTGCAGTTCCTTGTGAAAGCTTCTCATTAGATAACACAGGAGAAGATCCAGTAGGTATAATGATTACTGATTGTGATACAGGAGAACAAGAAATTATTGTATTATTACCAGGAGTTACAAATATTTGTGTTGAAACAGATAGCCCTTTAACTGTTCCTGGAACTGTTATAGCAACACCAAATGGTCCTTGTGGTCCAACAACTACAACTACCACTACACTTACCCCTCCAAGCACTACTACCACTACAACAACAGAAGCAATTCCTTGTGAATGTTTAACATTCTATAATGATGGTGATAGTGTTCATACTATCTCTTATACTGATTGTGATGATAACATTAATGGACCTATAGTTATAGAACCTAATGAAACTATACAAGTTTGTGGATGTTGTGGATTTGCTAGTGATAACCTTGTAACTATTTTGATTGGTGCAAATTGTATAGATGGAGAATGTCCAGTTCCTACAACTACTACCACTACTACTGCTCTATGTAACTGTTTTGATACAGAGATCACTATATTATCAGAAACATTAGCTGCTACAGATAATAATGAACTTACAGTGCTGTACGATGATTGTTTTGGTAATCCATATATTAATACATACAATAGACCAGGTATTTATTCATTAGGTTGTGTAGATCAATCTGTAGGAATAACTGCATTAGGAGAAGTTGATGGCATAGAACAAGCTTTCTATATTGAAATTTCAACAGATAGTCCTTGTTGCGATCTTACACCAACAACTACTACCACAAGTACAATAGCACCGACAACAACAACTACTACTACATTAGGTTGTAGCTGTGTGAATATAATTATTAGTCAAGATGATATTGATGATGCTACAGGAAACACTGTAACATTCTTTAATGGTAAAGTTAATCTGTTCCCAGATAAAGATATTACTTGTGAAGATGGAGATACTGATGCTTATTATTCAGTTGCAGGAACTTATTCATATTGTTTAAAAGGGGATTTGATTCCTACAATTATATTACAGTATGTAAAAGATAATGAAGTGGTAACTAGTGTACAGAGTGAAATTGTTAATTTGGAAACTGAATGTCTTGTTGATGGTGAATGTGTTCCAACTACTACCACCACAACAACAGTTACACCAACAACTACTACAACTAGTACAAGTAGTTCTACTACAACAACAACCACTACACTTGCGCCTGCTTAATTTTAAAATAAATAAAAATGGCTAATTGCTCTCAGATAAATAACACAACTATAATAGGAACGAGTGCTGTCACATATGATGGCACTCAACTTCCTTGTACAGATGTAAATACATGTGATGGATTAAATACTATTCTTAGTAAGTTTGATGCTATTATATGTAGTGTATCAGCTAATGTAGCTACTATTACAGAAGATGTAACAAATCTTACAGAAGATGTTATGCTTATAACTGAAGATGTAACTAACATATATAATCAATTAGGTATATGTTGTCCTACAACAACTACTACTACTACACTTCCTATAACAACCACTACTACTACCACAGTACAGCCTACAACTACCACTACTAGTAGTAGTTCAACATCTACTAGTACATCAACTAGCACAAGTACAAGTACATCTACTAGTACAAGTACTTCAACTAGCACATCTACTACTACAAGTACATCATCTACTAGCACAACAACATCTACAAGTACATCTAGTACAACAACTACTACAACAACAGAAGCTTATGTTCTATATGAAGGATTGATATCAAATACTTCTGACTTTAGTAATGCATGTCTTCTACCGTTAATTGATACAGTTTGGATAGAAGGAAATTACGTGAGAGTGTTTACAGATGCAGGTGGAACTATTCCATTTAATGGATCAAACGTATATTGGCATTTACAAAAACTTGCAGACATTAACTCAGCAAGTTTCCCAATAGATGCAAGTGGATTTATTACAGGACCAGCAAGTCTTTGCTTATAATATAAAATCAATAACATATGACAGTATTAATAACATTAACAACAGCAGGAACTGATTCAGGTCCATTTGATTTGTATTCAAATTTAGATGGGTATGTATCAGCTTTTGAAACAGGAGTCTCTAAATCTGCTTTATTAGCAGGATATTCTTCTGCACTAGTTCCTGATTACACAACAATTATTAGAGTGAAGTCAGATGGTGTGTGTTTAAATTACGTAGATATTATATTAACATCTGCTACAACTACAACCACAACAACCGTAGCACCAACAACAACTACAACAACAACCGTAGCACCAACAACAACTACAACAACAACAGTTGTATCAACAACAACTACGACTACTACAATACCTTAAAACAACAAAAAATCTTGTTTTGTTGGTTTTACAAGATTTCTCCTAGTGATATTTATTGCTAGGAGTTTTTGTTTCTAACTATTTTAATTATAAATAATTAAGTCTCTAACTAAAATTATTTGGAATATATAAAAACAATTGTTTATCTTTACAATATTTTTTAACTAATATGAGTACATATGTCTGAAAATCAAAGCTTGTTACATCGATTAGAAGAGTTATTAAGTCAGAAGAAAAGTAAAAAATTCTATGCTGAAAAACTAGGAATAAGTGAATTTGAAGTGGGTGAGCTCATGAAGGAGCTTAGAGAAAAAGATACAGAACCTGTATCAAGAAACTATACAGAAGAACGTAAAGTTAATGTTGAAAAAGGTACAATAGAAAGTACAATTATATCAGACTTTGATCCTAAAGATGATATTGAATTAGCTAAGCTACATAAAATAAATCTAGACAAGTATGTAATTACAAACTACTGGTCTAAGATGTTACCAAGTGGGAAGTTTACTTCCTCAGTCTTCTCCAAGAAGAAAGAAGCAAAAGATTACTCTCCTGAAGACTTTGCTAAGTTTTTAGAAAACTACAAACCAAATAACATAACAATCACTAAAGAGAACTATTCTATAGAGAAAGATTATGTAGATGTAGAAATCTCTATATCTGATTATCATTTAGCTAAAAAAACTGTAGATGGTGATAATGATCCTACAACAAGAGCTTTACGATATGTTACAATGGCTCAGTCTTTGATTGAAAAAGTAAAATCAAACTACAACATAAACAATGTAGTGCTACCTATATCAAATGATTTCTTTCATACTGATAACTATCAACACCAAACTACAAACGGTACTCCACAGGACACTATAATGGATTATCATTCAGAATACGAATTAGGATTTGCTGTTCTTGTAGATACAATAAACATGTTGAGAAAGTATGCTAGTAATGTAACAGTTATTCTTGTACAAGGAAATCATGACAGAACTAAATCTTTTTATCTAGCTCATGCATTAGATGTATTCTTTAGAGATGCAATAGATGTAGAGTTTATAAGAGAACATTCTGTTATCAAAGGAATAACATTAGGAAATACATTCATTGGATGGCACCATGGTAATTGTAAGTTAGAAGACTTACCATTATTATTTGCAACACATCCAAAATATAGTCACCAGTTTGGTGATGCTGTTTATAGAGAGGTACACACAGGAGATAAACACCACTACATGGCTAAAGAAGTCAAAGGTGTAAGAATACAACAAATGCCTAGTCTTTCAGGAACTGATAGATGGCACTTAGATAATAACTTCGTACATTCTGTACGTGCAGCTCTTGCTCTAGTTTATGATCGTAATCTAGGTAAAATAGCAGAGTTTGAAACTCGAATATAATTATGGCAACATTAAGAAAATTAGTATCTGATGTTAGAAGTGTCCACAAGATACTTTCTACAGACAGTCTTATTACAGATAGAGCAATCGCATCTGAGATAAGAAACAATGCATTAATGCTAATTAAAAGAGAAACCAACCTAAGAAAACTTTGGGCCACTGATACACTATTCACTACTATTCCTTGTTTAGAAATGATAGAAGTACCTATCTCTGAATGTTGTAACTATGTAGATGATTGTACAGTTGCTAGAACAAAACTTAAACTTCCACGTATATCAGAAGGTAATTACCAATATGTAATACAAGGAGTTTATTCTATTAATGCTATGAGTGGTCAAGGAAAAAAATTAAAAGAAATAACTATCAACAGATATATAAATCTTTTAAAGCTTCCTATAATCAAGAAAGAAGAATACTATTGGATATCTAATGGATATCTATATGTAAACAATCCTTTGCTTAAAGCAATCAGATTTGTAGCTTTATTTGAAGAAGATGTGGAGAATGAAATCATGTATCCAGAATGTGGATGTGGAACTCCAGAATATACACTTGAGCAATTATGTATGAATCCATTAGATAAAGAATTTCCTCTTCCTGGATATTTAGAACAACAAACATTACAACTTACATCTCAAAAACTTCTATCTACATATTTCAATCTTAAAACAGATACTAGTGCAGAAGGAATAGATGGACAAGCGCCAAATTCAAAACCAACTAATTAATGAGAACAAAGGTTGATTGGAGAAGCTCTAGTAAAGAAAACTATAATCAGTTTTGTAAAAAACACCCTTCTATACAACTTTCGTATGATGAATGGAGAAACATTGTATACACTTACAATGAATCCTTTAAAGAATACATTTTAGAAACAGGTGAGAAAGCAAAGCTACCTTATGGATTTGGAGAGTTTTCAATTAACAAAAAGAAAAGAAGAAAGTTAAAGAATAGTGTAGATGGTAAAGAGTTTGTTAATCTACCAATTGATTGGCAAAAGACTAGAGAAAAAGGAAAGGTGATATACAATTTTAATTACCACACAGAAGGATATTTTTTTGGATGGATGTGGTTTAAACCTACAGCACGTTTTAAAAACTCTGGTTTCTGGTATTTCAAACCTTCTAGACTTACATCAAGACTTTTATCACATTACTTAAAGACCAACGACAAGTATCAATATATCTATAACGAATGGAAAAAATAAATTATGTCGTACTACTATAAATATAATTTCGTATCCCCAGAGCCTGTCTACTCAACAGTTAAAGAAGAGCTTAAAAGCTATTTTGATACTGGTGCAGTGGACGATCTTTTATTTCCTACTTACTTAGACAAGTGTCTTAAGAAGTTAGGAAGAACTACCTTTGTAATAAGTGAAGAAGTATTATTTATAGAAGACTTCCAAGCTAGACTCCCTGATAACTTTTATGCTGTAAGAGAAGCTTGGATGTGTACAGAAGTGGCAGGATATCCATATCAGACAGCTAATTCATTCTATTCTCAAGCAGCTAATGCAACTACTATACAAGTTGCTCCATTAACTATTGGAGGAACTCCTTGTAATAGACCTGGTTGTCAAGTTCCACAATGTGATGGTACATGTATGCCAGAGCTTGTACAAGCTGTATATAAAACAAATAACACTGTGGCTAGAGGATTTACTCACGAGTATTTACTTAGACCTGGTAATATATCTGCAAGACAAAATTGTGGAGTGGAGTATACAAATAACTGGGACTTCTACGCAGAGGCTCCTCCTATTCATGAGTTCACTCCTGGTGCTGCTAGTTATGATTCATTTGACGTTAGAGACAATAAGTTTGTGACCAACTTCAGAAATGGTGTGGTTCACTTGTTATTCTATGCTACAGAATATGATGAGATAGGTAATCAGATGATTCCAGATAACTATCGTATCAGAGAATATGTAGAAGCATTCATCAAGTTTAAGATATTTGAAATGCTTACAAACCAAACCAATGATGAAACATTTAATCAGTTACAACAAAAGATGATGTATCATAAGCAAGCTTATGAAGAAGCTTATATCATGGCTGAGATTGAAATGAAGAAACAAAGTCCTTGGGAAAAACAAAGAAGAATTAAAAACGATCTTAATAGATTCAACATGTATGAGCTTCCTAACCGTACTAATAGATATGGTAGAAGACGTAACAATTAATCATTATGGCAGAAGAAAAAGAACAAGGAAATATTAGACAGGAGTTTAATAGTGCTAATCTAGGTCTTAACATGGATCAATCTGTTAATCAGGTTAAGCCAGGTATTCTTACATATGCATTAAATGCTGCTGTTGAAAACTTTGATGCTAGTTCTGTAAACTATCAAAATGAACCAGGAAATGAATTATGTATTAGTTTTCCTGATGGATATTCTTTAATAGGTAGTCATTTTATTCAAGAGAAAAATAAATATATATTCTTTTTAGCAAACTCTATTACAGGACAAAGTGAAATTGGACAAATGATTAATGCAGATTGTATTTACAGAACACTTGTAAATGCTGACTGCTTAAACTTTAATATAAACTATCCAATTCAAAAAGCTGTACATAGAATTACAAACTGCTCTACAGAAGTATATTGGACAGATGGACTTAATCCTAGAAGATATATGGATATTGATAATATTCCATATGTTACAGAGATTCTTCCTAACTCTTGTAGTGTACTTGTATTAGATCAATTAGATTGTAACAAACTAAAGATACAACCTAATTTTAATATTCCTCAGTTAGAAATAATAGATGTTGTTTCTGGAGGAGATCTTATAGCAGGGACTTATCAGTTTGCTATACAATATTCAGATGCACAAAGCAATGCTTATACATCTTATTATTCAGTAACAAACCCAACTCCTATTGCTGATGAAAACATTACATCTGTAAACTTTAATTACCCTGTTGGTAAATCAATAGTGGTAAATGTTAGTAATATTGATGTTACAGGCAAGTATGAATATTTCAATCTTGCAGTGATAAAAACTATAAATAATGTAACTTCTGTAGAATTGATTGGTACTTATTTTATAAATAGTTCTACAAGACAAATTACATATACAGGTCAAAATAAAACTAGCATTAGCTTAGCAATAGCTGACATCTTTGAAAAGTTTCCTTATTATGATATTGCACAGGATGTTACAGTGGTTCAAGATATTTTAGTATGGGATCAATTAACATCTATTGATAGAATTAACTATCAAAATATAGCTAATCAAATAACTCTTCTATGGGAAACTTGGAGAATACCTCCTACTGAAAACTTTGCAGATGAATTAAATGCTACTAACTTACGTGGATATCTACGTGATGAGGTTTATGCATTTGAGATTGTATTCTTATTAAAGAATGGAAAACAAACTGATGGCTTTCATATTCCTGGAAGAATACAAAACTTTAATGAAATTGGTAAACCTGTAATATTTAGTAATAACCCAGACTTTATTGGTAATGGTACACAGGCCCCTTATTGGAAAATATACAATACAGGATCTGTAATAGGAACACATCCAAATTTTTCTACAAGTTCTGATTATAAAGGACCTTACCAATATGGTGAGTTTGCTTATTGGGAATCAATAGAGAAATATCCTTGTGACACTGCAGTGTGGGGAGATCTTGCAGATAAACCAATTAGACATCATAAGTTTCCTGATGTTTTAGTTTCTCCAATATTCGAAAGCGCCACTCCACAAATTGTTGCAGATAGATATAATGTGGAAATGCAACTTAGTAGTGCTGTATATCCAATTGGTGTAAGAATAGACAATGAGCAAATAATAAACCTTGTAAGATCATCTAACTTAACAGATGAACAGAAAGATGATGTTGTAGGATATAAAATTGTTCGTGGTGATAGAAGTACAAATAGATCTATTATAGCTAAAGGAATTCTTCGTAATGTAGGAAGCTATGTTAAGCAAGAAGAAACTTTTTATTATCCAAACTATCCATATAACGATCTTAAATCAGATGCTTTTCTTTTAGCAAAGAACAATGCTTACACACAACTATGTGAACCATTTGAGATAGTTATATTAAAATTTAATAAAGTTGATGAATTTGGTCCTTATCTAGAAATTAGATATACAGATTGTAATAGCAACAAAGAAGCTTTTCAAAAGTTTCGCACTCTTTCAACTAAAACAGCTCCACATAGAGTTTGTTCTATTACAAAACCTACAATTCTTGGAGAAGGAGTATTTAATAAAAGATTACAAACTGCTGGTGGTCCTGTAATTTATTATGTACCTCCTCCATTTGGTTTACCTGAAGATAACTGTACAGCTTATGTTTCTTATGCCAACTATGATATTTGGAGAATAGAAACAGAAGGAAGTAGAGCTGGTTTTGAAGCAGCTTGGCAAGATCCTGTTAGTGGATACACTGATCAATGGGTGTCAGGTGGATTATTTGGTGGATCTAGTTACAAGATACAAGTCTTAGAAGGAACTGTTCCTGCTAAAATTCGTGGTAATAGATGGAATCGTAGAAAAATTGGTGAAGTTAGATATGAAGATTGTAAAGATGAAACACCACTTCCTGATTTTAAAGATCAATTAAGACAAGTATTTAATTCTCCTGAAACATCATTTGGACAACCATTCTTAGGTGAGATATTAAAACTTGAGAATGTAATGTATGGTGGTGGTAGAGCGCATTTTGTTGAAGTGAGAGACAATGCTAAATATAGACTTATTACTAAAGAAGTACAAAACGTTGCTTTTCAAAGTTCAGTTTCTATAGGAGGTAGTAATGTAAGTGCAATATTTGCTGCATACCAAGCTTATTTAGAAATATATGTTAATGGTATAACTAGAAAGAATTTTGCATACTCATTCAACTCTATTGCAACATATGGATATTCTTCTGATATTGATAACAACTTAGGAATCAAACAAAGAAATCTTGATATAAAAAGATATTTAATTCCTGGTGTACAAAATGTTGGAGATGATAATAATATAAATAACTTTAACAGAGAAACTTCTGTTTATTTAAAAACAAATACAACATTACCATTCCCTAGTAAAACTGACTCTTTAATGTATCTTGGAAACTCTTTAATTGAAGACTATTCTAGATTTACAATAGGAGAGACTAGATCATGTTCTACACCACAAAGACAACAAGATATAAATGTTGTTTCTTATTATGGATCATTAAAAAATATTTCATTAGCTCAATGGGGTCAAATATATTCTTATACTAAAGTAGATACAGGATTTCAAGTTATTTTTTCTCCTAGTATTCCTATGAAACAAACTATATTTGGAGGAGATACATTCATCTCTAGATTTGCATTCAAAACTAAACTTCCTTTCTTTTTGGAGAATAGAGTGAATGCTCCTGATGACTCAGATGTATTCTATGATGCTATAGGAAATATTGCATATCCAAAATACTGGCATTCTGCAAGATCTATATTGTCAAATGTTTCTTCAGTTAGTACTGTGATGGTGAATCTTATTTCACACAAAGCAAATAACTTTGATTGCCCTAATGCTACAGAAGAATATACTAGTTCTAATTCTCCAAGTGAATTAACTTACTATGATGGATATTTTTATATGTTTGCATATGGTGTACCTAGTTTCTATTGTGAGAGTTCATATAACTTAGATCTTAGACAAGCATTTAATAATAGAGAAGGTGATTACTGGCCACATGTATCAACAAGTATTCCTGATGATTGGGTACAGCAATCTTTTGTTCCTATTGAACAAGACAATACATATTTCTATAATGTAACATTCTCAAAACAAAATAAAGAAAATTTATTTACAAACCTTCCTGATGATTGGCAATCTGAATGTGCTACATATTTTCCATTTAGAACTATCTATTCTGAGAAGCAGTTTACAGATGAAAACAATACAGTTAATAACTGGTTGATATACAGAGCTCTTTCATACTATGATTTTCCACAAAACTATGGGAACCTTGTATCATTAGATGGTATTCAGAATAGAGCTATATTAGCTAGATTTGAAAACAAGTCATTGTTATATAATAGTTTATTGACAATTGATACAAGTAATCCTCAAGCAGCTTATGTAGGTAATCCTAGAATGTTTGAGAATCCTCCAATTGATTTTGCTGAAACAGATCTTGGATATGTAGGAACACAGAATAAGTTTTTATTAAAGATTCCTCAAGGACAAGTAACTGTTGATGCTAAACGTGGGCAGATATTTCTTATATCAGGAACAGAGGCTGTAGATTTAACAGCATTTGGTTCTGGTGTAAATAGATTCATGACAGACCATTTATCATTTGAAATCTTACGTTATTTTCCAGATGTAAATGTTGATAACAACTTCAATGGAATTGGTTTACACGGAGTATATGATAGTAAGTTTGATAGAGTTATTATTACGAAACTAGATTATATTCCTTTAGATAAAGAAATCAAGTATGATAGTGTAACCAAAGAGTTTTATTTAGAAAATGTAATTAATGGTTTAGTGTTAAGAGATCAAGTTTATTTAGATGATTCAGAGTTCTTCTGTAACAAGTCTTGGACTATGTCATTTAATTTCAATACTAAATCTTGGATTTCTTTCCATAGCTACGTTCCTAATTTCTATATAGCAGAAAATAATTTCTTCTATTCAGGACTTAATGGATGTTGTGATTCTGTAAATGGAGAAGCTACATTTCAAGCATTTGTTGGAGAAATTAATAGAGTGATTCCTACAACTACAACAACCACCACTCCATTTATACCAACTACAACAACAACAAGTACAACAATGATTCCACTTGACTGTACAATAGAAGGAACTGCTATTGAAATATTTTGTGATTTAGAAGGAGAAGCAGTAATTACTGTCCCTCCTACACCAACAACTACAATTTGCCAAAGAAGTAATGTTCCTAATTCATCAGAGTTTGTTACAGGATATATAGAAAGCTGTGGTCCTGAAGTTATTACAACAGGTAGTTTAGTAGATGCTTGTGCAGGAATTGCATATTTGATGAGTCTTGATACATATGATTATGTAGAAATTAATACAATTACAATTCAATACAACACTTTAGAAATAGGTGATTTTGTTTATCTTGATTCTAATTCTACAGATTGTACATATGTTCCTAATGGATTCTATTTTACAGATGAAAGTTCTGTCCAAGGAATAGTTTATGAAATTGAAGATGGTATGGTAGTTGGAATATACGATTGTAACACTACAACAACCACTACAACATTTGTTCCTAATACATTCTGTTACACAGTTTATATGTATGGTGATTTAACATTGTTCTGGGTTGATGGAACAGGTACACTTAATGAATTAGAGAAATACGATGTAGATGATTATTCAATTACTTTATGTGCTCAGTTTGAATCAATATATTCTGTATCTGAAGAAGAAGGTTACATATTTATAGAAGCATGTGGAGATCCTTGTACAGATGTAATTGATTGTCCAACTACCACTACAACTACTACGATATAATGAAAAGAGAAATAACAATAAAATTAACACAGACAGGTCCTAATGCAGGACCTTTCAATGTTTACGATAATTATGGGAATCTACTTGAAGAAAATGTAAGTAGAAGACTTTTAATTAAAGGTAAAACATATATGGTTGATAATAAAGTGACAGCTATAATTATTAAATCGGTAGGTGAATGTTCATTTGAAAAATCTTTTTCATTAACAGAAATTAACTTTATAGAATATTCTGATCTATCTTATCAACAAAGTAAGACAGCTTGTTTGTGGAGACATTTAACAAACATTCAATTATACAACTATTTCTATGGAAACATAAGACCTTACATCATAGAGTATCCTTTTGCATATCAATATCAAGATGAAATCTTGCAGAATGTAAAAGACTACACTAAAGCATACGAATATCTTGCTGTTCCAAATGGTGTATTTGATGATAATGTAAGAATAGAAACAAACAACAAGTGGTTTAATAAAGCTATTCTTTATAACGGACAACAGAGTTCTGGAATACTAGAGCTTGTTCCTAAGCCTATGAATAACTTACAGGCATACGGACAGTATCCAATATACAATACAGATAGTAAAACAATCACTTACACTAAGAGTGATAACTTCTATCAGTATAATACATTCTGGGCGTTAGAGAAGAGTTCTCAAGTTCCATTGTTTAGAGCATCATGTGAGTCTATGTCAATAGATAAAGTGGTGAATCAAGAGAACATGGACTATGGATTGAGAAGCTTTAAGAAAGCTACAATAAGAGCAAAAGAATTAAAGGTGAGACACATTCTCGATAACTCTGCAACAACACATTTAGTGTCTCAATTTATATTAACACCTGCACAAATATCTTACAAGTAATGAGTAATAGTGGTAAAGTAAAATGCACATGTGGTTGGTCATGGAACAAATCTGATTCTAGTAAAAAAGATATGTATGTATGCCATGAGTGTGGTAGAGATAATTCTAACAACATGAAGAATGGTGGTTGGTTAGATAGCTATGCTGATGGTGGAACAATGCAAGAACACCAAGAGAATTATAATGATAATTCTATATCTTTACCAGAAGGATATGTAGGTGAAGGATATAATACCAAAGGAAGAAACTATTCTCCTGCATGGGGTGGACAGTTTCAAATGGGTGGATCTGTCTATCCAGTTAACTATGTTCCTGAAGCACAGATGGGTGCATCCATTCCTGGAGCTGTAGGTTTTTCATATGCACGTACACAATCTCCTGCTCCTAGTAATGGTCCTTATGCAAAGAAGACTAAAGCTAGTGCGCAGGATGGTAAACTAATATATGGAAGTCCTGAATATAAAAAAGCATATGATGAAAATAGAGTTGCTTACTATGATGAAGATTCTGACACATATATAAATCAAGAGTTAGCACCTATAGAAGTTGCAGGTAGAGCAAAAGAAAAAGGATTTTGGCAAAAGTATGTAGATAAAATAGTAGAAGAAAATAGAGGTGCGAGTCCACTTGAAGCAGCAATTGGAGTTCCAATATCTGCTGTAGCAAGTCTTCCACAATTAGCTGCTACATATGCTTTTACAGATAAAATGCAAAGACCTTCTGAAGCTATGGACATTGAAAATCCTTATCTTGCTATGGGAACAGATGCTATATTAGATCCAGCAAATTTAGTAGGAGCAGGAGTTTTAACAAAAGAACAAGCTCTTGCAAGATTAGCAGCTAGTAAAAAATCAGGTTTGTTATCTAATGCATGGAGATTAAATCCTAAAGCATATCAATATAATCTTCCAGAGAATACTATGTGGAGAGGACTTGGTCAAGAAGGTATGGAAGATGCTGTTAGTTCTGGTGTATTCAGATCTAAACAAGATGTTGTTCCTGAGTTTTATCCTGGAACAAAATTAAGGATGGATAAAAGTTTTGGAACTAATCCTTATTTTACACCTAAGTTTAAAACAGCTGCTACGTACGGTGATCAATATTTAGGTGAAGTTCCAAGAGATGTTGCTAATTGGAGACAAAGATACAAACGTACAAATTGGAGTCAAGTTGCTGATAAACCTATACCAGTTGATAAAGGTAGATTATTACAAAAAGATTGGTTACAAGGATATAAACCAATAGAAGTTCCTAAACAAAATAATATAAAACCTTCTTTTATTAAACAAGATTTATCAGAAGGAAATGATATAAAATATAGTTTTACTGATGATCAAGGAAATAACATTGGTACTTTTTCAGGTACAAAAAGTCCTAAAGGAATTTATGTAAATGGTATTGAAGTTAATCCTGAATTTAGAAGACAAGGTATAGCTTCTGATATATATAAAAATATTGCTAGAGAATTACAATCTAAAAATGAAGGTACTTTATTTTCTAGAAGTGGGCAACATCAATTTACTGATAAAGATGAATTAGGTAGAAGCATTGCTCCTGCAAATAAGTTATGGGAAAATTTAGTAAATAAAGGAGAAGCAGAAAAATTTGTAGAAGGTATGTCTCATACTTACAAAATAAAACCTTTAAAAGAAGGAGGAGTTATAAAAGATGATATGGGGCAATGGGCTCACCCAGGAGAGATAACAGAAATAGATTCTCCATACATAACAATGCAAGGTGTACCTTATCCTGTATTAGGAATATCTGATACTGGAGATGTACAGATGATGTATCCAGAAGAAGAGTATGAATTTGTTGGAAAGAAGGTGACAGAGTTTCCTATGGCTAAGAATGGATTAAGACAAGAACAGAAAGGTTTGCAGAACTTAGATAATCTAACTAACTTTACAAACTATAATACAAAACAACCAGGAGGCTGGTTAGATAAATATTAAAATATGAAAGCAGAATTCTTAAAACTTGCAGGTGTAAAATCTGAGAAAGCATTTTACAAAAAATATCCAACTGAAGCAGCATTCTTCAAAGCTCACCCAGAAGCTAAGAAATCAATTAAGAAAGCTCAGAATGGTGTAGTGGCTGGCCTGAGTAATTATTTAAACTCAATGAACAATGTTGGTGCAACGTCTTATCCTGGAACTATGTTTAAACAACCAGGAATACCTATGGCTAATTATCAACAAACCCCTAATTATAATCAGATGTATATGAACATGTCTACACCTGATGAACAATTAAAATCTTATGGTGTTGATAATGGTGTGTCTACAATTAATGCTTCTACATTAGCAGATGATAAATCTGGATATGTTTCTCCTGGAGGTCCTAATACTAAAATGGATAAACTAAATAATCTTGGTAGTAAATTAGATACTTATGCACCTTATATTGGTCAATTGATTGGTGGTTATCAAAACTTAAGAGCAGGTAGAAGAGCTAAAAAAGAAGCACAGAAATGGGCAAAGGTTACAGATGTACAAGCAAGAGCTTCTGAAACAGAGGATGTGGATGATTTAAGACAGTATGCTGACAATGCAAGAAAAAGAAGAAATGCATTTATGCCTGAAATGACAGGAGAAGAATTCTTTCCTGTATATGGTGTTGGTACAAATGTACTTGCAAGAAATGGTGCTAGATTACAAGATGGAGGAATGGTTGGTGGTAATCCAACAGAGATACAGAATACGTACGAAGGAGGAAATGATATCTATACAGATCTTGAATATGAACCATTATATAATGTAGATCAAATTAAATCATATAGAATGGGAGGATATCTTCCTAAAGCATACGGTGGAGCAGAACTGTTTAGTCCAACTAATATGATGTCTCCAATGAGTGGGGGAACTCCATGGGGAGCTATTGGTGGAATAGGTTCTAGTGTTGCTGGTAATCTAACAGGAAATGATGGTGGTGGACAAATAGGTGGTGCTCTTGGTGGTGCTGCTGGTTTTGCTATTGGTGGACCAATGGGAGCAGCAATTGGACAAACATTAGGAACAGCTGTAGGTGGATTGGTAGATACAAATGATAGAGATCAAAGAAAAGCAGAAGCTAAAATAAAAGCTAATACTAACAGAATGGTTGCTTCTCAATATAGAGAATCTTTACAACAAGGACCATTTGGTTCATATATGAAAAATGGTGGATACATGAATCCTGAATATAATCCACAAGTGATTACAATGTTTGGTGATGTGAATGAGCAAGACTTTGCTGATTACGCACATAAAGATGAGTTCAGAGCTGGTGGACATTTAAAAGCTTACAGAGAACCTAGTGAAAGAGCTATGCAAACATATGATATGGGTGGTGAACTTAAAACTCATTGGGGTGGATATGCTGAACCTATGTCTGAAAATCCATACTTACCTGGTACTGGAGAAACTGTAATGTTTAGAGGAAAGAGTCATGAAGAATATTCTCCTAATGGGGAAACAGGTATTGGTATAACTTATGGAGATAACCCTGTAGAAGTGGAAAGAGGAGAACCTGCTGTAAAATTAAAAGATGGATCTTCAGGAGAAGAGAGTCTTGTTGTATATGGTAATTTACAAATTCCTAAATATGGTGTTGATTTATTAGAAGATAAGAATGCCAAAGGTAAGAAGTTTAAAAACTATGTATCTGATCTTTCTAAAACAGAAGTTAAACAAAACAAACTAATTGATAAATCAACTGATGAGTTAGATCGTCTTGATGTAAAGAATTCATTTGATAAATTAAAACTTTCTGCATTAGAAGCAAATATCAAAGGAGGAAATATGAAACTTAAATCTATAGCAGATAAGAAAGTGAAAGCTGCTGATTTACAAAATGCTATCAATGAGACAGCAGAAGAATATGGATTGATAGCTGATGATCTTGCAAAAGGTAAAGTTAAACAAGATAAAAAAGCTATGAATATAAGAGAAGCAATGTTTGGTACAAAACTAACTAAAGCACAAAATGGAGTTGTAGAAAATGGAAAAGTTGATCTATCTGAGTATGATACTAATACAATTAAGAATATTCAAGATGTTATCAGTGAAGGAAAAGGAGCTGAATGGTTTGGTGAAGAATATAATAAAGAATTTGGTCCTAAAACTTTAAGAAATTATATAGATAAGACATTAGTAACTATGATGAATCAATATCCACAATCAACTTATAGTTCTATTGGTTATGACTTTGATCCTGATATGAAAGATGATTATGTTAAAAAATATGTAAAAGAAAAATTCTATAAAGATGGAAACTTTAAAATACCTACTAAATTTGAAGCTGATGCTTTAGGTTTAACTCCAGAAGGATATAAGTATATAGGAAAAAACAAACCAGTAGTAAACAATACACCAGTAGTAAACAATACAGAAAATAGAGTTGTAAAAGGAAGAGAAGATAAATTGGACTATTCTACAGTTGGTGATTCACAATACGGTTTAGAAGTTTGGGAAGGAAATAAAACTGGTTTAGGTAAGAAGACAGCTTCTGAGTTTACATTAGATCAATGGAATGAAGTAGCTAAGAAATATGGGTTTAAAGGACAAGGTAATTTAGAATTTCAAAAATTCTTAATGACAAATCCTGAGACTTCTAAAATAATCAAAGCTAGACATAATATGTTATATGGAAAAAATCCAGAAACAGATCCTGCTATGTATGATTCTAAACTAGGAAGAGGATATGCAGCAGCTGAGTTATTAGATCTTCCTCCAGCAGCACAAGTTCCTAAAGATACAAAAGCTAAAGGTGATAAAACTGAAAAAGAAAATGCAACGTTTGAAACAGTCCCATATCAAAGAAGTGGCTTATTAGATGCATTTGGACAAGTGCTTCCATATATAAGACCTACGGATCAAGAAGCATTGAATGCTAGACAACTAATGGGAGAGACGTATGCTATGTCAACTAATCAATTAGAACCTGTACAAGCAACACCATACACTCCACAATTAAGAGTTCCTTATGATATAAGTAGACAAGCAGCTAAGAATGATTTAATTGCACAAACAAGAGCTGCACAAAGAATGGCTCAAGGAAATCCTGCTATGCAAGCAGCAATTGCTGCACAGGCATACAATTCTATGCAACAATTAAACGAGCAAGACTTCATAGATAATCAAAGAATGAAGGATGCTGTTTATTCTGGAAACATTGCAACATTAAATGATGCAGAGTTAAAGAACTTAGCAATCTATGATCAACAATATACAAGACAAGAACAAGCTAAGAGTAACACTAAAGCTACAGCACAAGCAGTTCTTAATTCTATATCTGATAAGTATGCTAAGAATGCACTTGAGAATAGAACATTAGGTGTGTATGAAAACTTATACAACTATAGATATGATAAGTCTGGTAGAGCAATTAATATGAATGCACCTTTTCAACCAAATATTCCTTATATATATGGACCTAATGGAGAAATTACTCATAAAAAAGTTTATGATAAAAGTGGTAAAAATATTATTGGATATCAACCGCTTTCTAAAGAAGAGGCTGCTAAAGTTCTACAACAAAGCAAAACAAAATCTATTGATTCAAAAGAAGATGTTTCTGAAAATGAATATTCTCCAATAAGCGAAGATGATATAATGTATCAAGAAAGAAATGGTGGAAAAACAAAGAAGAAAAAATACTCACAAAGCTCAATTGTAAGAGCATTTAAATAATAAAATTAATTATAAATACTTACGTAGCATGAAAGATTTATATTGTATAGTATAATTATTTCTGTTACATTTGCTAATCAATAAATATTATGGCAAGTTTCACTGACTCAATACCTCAATTTAATCCTTACGTACAACAATTGCCTGTAGAGGCAATGGTTCAAGTGGGTATGCAGAAACAGAAGCAATATGATGAGGGTATACAAAAGATACAAACTAATATTGATAACATTGCTGGTCTTGAAGTTACTAGAGATGTAGATAAAGCTTATTTACAATCTAAGCTTAATCAACTTGGTAATGATCTTACAACAGTTGCTGCTGGCGACTTCTCTAACTTTCAGTTAGTTAATTCTGTAAACGGAATGACTAATCAGATTGTTAGAGATCCAAATGTACAAAATGCTGTAAACTCTTCTGCTAAAAGAAAGAAAGAATATGCATTTATGGAAGAAGCACGTAAGAAAGGTGAGCTTAGTCCTTCTAATGAATATGTATTTAAACTTAGAGATTCTGATTGGGTAAACAGTACAGAGCTAGGTAAAGCTTATGGTGCTAGCTATACTCCTTACAGAGATGTAAAGAAGAAAGCTATGGAAGCAATTAAAGCTTTACACCCAAAGTTGTCAGAACTTGATATTCCTTTTGTAATGGATTCTCAAGGAAACATAGACACTTCTAGAATTGCAGACGCAATGATTAGACAAAAGATTGAGGGCATAGATGAGAATCAAATCAAACAAGCTGTATATGCTTCGTTAGATGCTGGAGATTTAAATCAATTACAGATTGATGGTACTTATCAATTCAGAGGTGTGTCTTCAGAAGATCTTGTAAATAGAACTAAGCTTAATTACGATAATCAAAGAGCAAGAGCTATTGAAGGTTTGCAATACATTGATATACAAACAAAAATATTAGCTGATCCAACTAAGATAGATGAGTTGAATAAACAAAAAGAAGCATACATGAGACTTCTTGGAACTGATGGTAGAGAAGGATCATTGGATGCAGAGTTTTATGAGAATATAAATGATGCAAGAGAAAATCCAGAAAAAGTTAAATACAACATCTATAGAGATGGATTTGTTTCTGAGCTTGCAAATGCATTCAATTGGAAATCTGTATCTAAACAATATTTAACTAATCCTCTTAAACAAGAACAAAACTTTGAAAGAGAATTTAGATTTAAACAGTTACAAGAACAGAGAGATGTATTTGAAGACAATAGAGATTATAACTTAAAAGTTAAAGATCTTGAATTGAAAGCTGCAGAGAATGCTATGAAACATGCTGAGCTTTATGGAACTGAATCTCCTTGGTACGATCTTGGAAATAAAACAACTCTTAAGAATGAAGCAGAGGCAATCTATGAATCTAATATATCTGAGTTAAAAGGTACACTCCAATCTAAAGTGGATCAGTTAAATAAAAGAGGATATACAGATGCAGAGATTAAAGCTGCTATGGAGATTGTTGAAGATAATCAAGGTAGAAATGATAAAAGAATTAAACCTGAGTTATACAAAGCTCTTACAGGTGAGCAAGGGATATTAAAATTGGAGAACGATATTAAGTCTTACGAAGATCTTAGAACTAATATAATGGCTAAAGCTGAAGCAGAAGCTGGAGTTAAGACAACAATTGATGCAACATTAAAAGGTAGAGCAAATCAAATATTTACTTTAACTGATGGAGAAAAAGTAACTCTTACCCCAAGAGAGATGTTAGGTATAGCTATGGCTAAAAAAGAACAGGAAGTAAATACAGAATATGGTACTCAGAAACAAACCTACTACGATACAAAAAATTTAACTTCAAAACAGAGAAAAGTTTTAGCTTCAACAGTTGGATCTATAAATATAGGGAAGGTAGATGGTAAATTTTATCAGGCACACAGTGGTTCATCTAGAGATCAAATTACAAAAGTCTTAAATAGTTATAATCCAATTGCTGGTAAAGTTGGTGCTAAGTATGAAGAAGCAAATGAAATTTTTAAAGAAAAACTTGCTGACGTTTCTACAGAACTAATACCTAAATTTAAATCAGTATCTAAAAATAAAGAAGGAAAGTATCCTCCAATTACATTATCTAATGTTAGTGCATATCTTTCTTCATTACAAGAGATGGGACTTGAGAAAGGAAAAGAATATAATGCTACACAATCTCTTACATATTTAAACGAAGAAAATATTAAAGACACTGACATTCTTATTAAGAACCAAGGTAATAAATATCAAGTTTGGATTAAGAATAAAAACAGTCCAGAGCTTGTACAGAAGATAGATATAAGTGAAGAGAATTTAGCTAAGATGACAGGAGGTAGTAGTTTTATTTCTAAGAATACAGATACATCTAGAAAACTTGCTGCAGGTAAAGGAAATACTAATTTAAATTTTAATCCTGAACGTGCTGAGTTCCAAGGAAGCTTTGGAAGTTTCCCTAATGTAAGAACCTTAAAAATTACAGCTGACTTACAAGATGTAGGAAATGGTCAATTCTATTATTCAATAAATCTTAAAAAGAAAGATGGAAGATACCAACAGTTTGACCTTGCAGGTCCAAACAATAGTAGCTTTGTAGGATATGATCAAGCAAAGGTTGCCCTTGCTAATCTTACAGACAAAGACATACTTAACCAAATCAGACAAGAATATCCAAACTATGATCTGTCTAACATAGATATAGTTAAATAATATTAAAACAATATATCATGCCAGAATTTGATAAAAATTTAAATCCTTTTTTATTTAATACACCAGACAAAGATACTATTCTTCCTAATACCGCAGGTCCAATGCAGGATTCATATAATCCTTTTCCTGAGGCAGATTTATCTGGAGGTAAGAAAACCAATCCATTCTTTGGAGAAGGATATGTAGGCACAGAACTTCCAGGTGTTGTTACTGCAAGAGAGCTTTATGAAAATAGAAGGTATGATATTTACAGCTCACAAATTCCTAACCTTGAAGATGCTTATGCTTACAATCAAGGTTTTCTTGAGAAAGCAGCTAGTGGAATACTAAAAGGAGCTAACCTTGCAGGTACAACAATTGTTGGTGGATTTGCTGCATTAGGAGGAGCTCTTGCTTCACCTTTTACAGGAAAGCTTTCTACAATTTGGGATAACCCTGTAATGAATGAGTTAGATGAATGGAATGAAGAAGTTGACCAAGTTTATCTTCCTAACTATTATTCTGAGCAAGAAACAAATGCTAGTTGGTATTCTCCAGACAACTGGTTCACTGCTAACTTTCTATATGATAAACTTATAAAAAATTCTGGGTATGCTGTTGGTGCAATGTTATCAGGTAACCTTGCTGACCTTGCATTACTAAGAACTGGTGCTGCTTTAGGTAGAGGAGCATCCGCACTTGCTACCACTGCAGAAGCATCTCAAGCATTCAAGTTATTTACTCCTTTATTAAGAGGATCAGCTAGAGCTTTCTCTGCTGGTAAAAACATTGAAGCTGCAGAGATCTTAAGAAAACAATTATCTTCTATTGCTGACATCTCAGCAACTTCTTCTGAGCTATTAGGTATTGCAAGAGCTGAGGCTAGGTTTGCAAAATTTAGTGATGCTGCAAGAAGAACAGCTATTGCTACATATTCTTCTGGAGGAGAAGCTGCATTTGAAGCTTTACAAACTTCTAAAGAATATAGAAATAAATTAATTGAAGACTACAAAACTATACATGGTCAAGACCCTATTGGTACAGAATTAGATAGCATAGATCAAAAAGCAAATGAAGTGGGTAAAGCTTCATTCTTAGGTAACTTAGCTATTCTTTCTGTTACAGAAAACTTTCAACTACCATACTTATTAGGATCTAGTTACAAAGAAAGTAGAACTGCTTTAAACAGTCTTATGTCTAAGACAGATGATGTTGTATTCAAAGAAAGTAAGTATGCTGCAAAAGAAGGAGCAACAAGTACTTTTGGTAAGTTATATCAGAGAGGTAAAAGAATTGGTGCATATGCATTTGATCCTAAGGAAGCAGGTCAAGAGATAGGACAATATGCTTTACAGATAGGAGTACAGAATTACTATGACAAAGCTGAGCAAGGAGATGCTGATTTGATTGTAGATGGTATGATGTATGGACTATTTGGAAAAGATGAATCAGGAAGAGATGTAGGTGCACTTGTATCTAAAGAAGGAATTGAAGGAGGTATACTTGGAGGTATTACAGGTGGATTTTTCCAAACGTTTGGTCCTGGTGGTAAACTTAAAACAGACAGAGCAAAAGCTAAGAACACTGCAGCATTTATTTCTGAACTAAACAATTCACCAACTGCACAAGAAGCATTCATAGATAGAATGAACTATGCAAATAGAGGTGTTGCTTCTCAGAGACAATTTCAAAAAGCAATAGAGAACAATGATAAGTTAGAAGCATTAGACTCTAAGAATGATTTAATGTTCAGTTACTTGATGCCTAGAATCAAGTATGGTAAATTTGACATGCTTGTAGAAGATATGAAAGAACTTTCTTCTATGGCAATGCAAGACAGTGGACAAGGTTTACAAGAGTTAATTACACAAGGTGTAGGAAGCATTAACGATGATGTTAGTTCTTTCCAATCAAAGATTAACTCTGTAATAGATTATGCAGGTAAGGTGAAGGAGATGTATGATTATGTAAATCTTACATACGGAGGACAGGTTGTTCAAAATGAAGAAGGTGTTGATACTATAAAGTATTCTCCTGCTATATTGGATAAGATGACATATGTTGCATCTAAAATTGTAGACTATGATAAACGTATTCCTAGTTTATCTTCTAATCTAACTTCTAAAGGTGTATCAAACTTACAAGAGATAATTGACAATGAGTTATCAAATGACACATCTGTATCTCTTGCTAAATCTTTATACGAAATAGATGAGAAAAAATCGGAGCGTATAGATACAGAAGGTATTAAACAAGAATTAAAAGATGTAGTTGAAGTTTCTAAAAGAAGACAATATTACGTTAATGAGTTCAATGATCTTATAGAGAATCCACAAAACTATTCATACACTGGAGAGAAAGAAGAATTCACACCAGAAGGAAAGAAGACAAGAACTACTATTCCAAAACCAAGTGATTACTTCTCTAAGAGTAGAGATAAGTTCAAGTCAGATAAGAGAACATACGATGATCTTATAAAACAATATGGAGAAGGAGAACAAAGTAAATATGAGGTGTTAGAGAAGATTGCTAACTCACCTTATGCTACTGTTCTTGAAAAACAATTAGCTTCAGCTTTTTTAAACTTTACAAGTAGAGATAGTAAGATTATATTAGGTGATAGAACATTAGCTAGTGCTGGAGTTTCTCAACCTGGAGCAGATGCATTTTCATCAATAAGTAGAATTAATTATGAAGATAACTCTGCTGATTATGAAGGAGGTAGTCTTCCTGTAGAACATGTATTATTACATGAAATAGGACATGACTTAACTGTGTATGGGTTGTCTGATACAGATGGACAGTTCTACAAAGAGTTAAATCCATTGTTTCAATTTGTAAAAGAAACATTCAAGAATGATCCTAACAAATATGCTGAAGCTGGATTGATTAAAGATGGTGAGTATTACGCATTCAAAAATATATATGAGTTTGCAACAGAAGCTTTATCTAATAGAGAGTTCCAAAGATATCTACAAACTATTCCATATAAAGGTACAAAGACTTCTACATGGGAAGCATTTGTTAATTCATTAAAAACATTCTTCAGAAGATTGTTTGGCACTAATAACGAAACATTATTAGAAGAAACTATTGCTGTTATAACAAACAACATAGATGAAACATACAAGTCTGTAAAAGAAAAGAATGCTGCTATAGAAAAAGAAGAGCAAGCATTACTTGCTACTAAGAATGAGATAGATAGAGAACAGGATAAGGTAGAACTTAACTCTGGTGAGATTGCTACGCCTGCACCTACAGAAACTACTACAGCAGAAGAGATAGTAAAAGATGATGAGAGTTATTTAAAGAGTTGGAAAGACTTCTATATATCAGGTACAAGTGAATCTGAGAATGATCAGAATCGTGCTAATGCACCTCAACATGTTAAGAACGCTAGACAGTTTTTAAACAACGTTAAGAACTTCAAGAATGTACGTAACATAGGTGCAATACTAGTTACACCAAACAATCAAGCAGCATTAGGATTAGAAGGACTTACAGACTTACAGTTTGGTAGACCTACCACTGCAGAAGATAAAATCAACGATGTTGATACTGGATTTGTTGCACAAGTATTTGTAGAACATGAGAATGGTAAAACATTCTTTGTAGATAAAGATGGAAATAGAATTGGTGAAGTAGGAAAACAGATTGATATCAATCAAGCTATCTTCCAAGCTATGCCTACAACAGATCTTTATTACAACTATACAGATCCTAAAACTGGACAAAGAGTTCCTAGATACAGACAAGGTGAAAAAGAAAACCTTGCGTCTGCAGCTAATGGTTGGAGACAAGAGAGAGCTAATTTATTTGCAAACAGCAACGGTCAATATAAAGTGTACCAGATTAATGTTTCTAGAGGATTACCTATTATTAATAAAGTGAATGGTCGCTATGAAAGAAATCAAGTTGGTGGGATATTGATTCCTGAAAACAGAATATCTTCTCAAGCAGGACTTCTTCAAATAAACACTGCTGGGTTTGTTTCTCATAAAGGAAAGAATATATCATTCAAACAAAAAGGAATACCTATTCTACAATATGATGATACGTTAGAAGTATTAAACAATACTATATTAGGTAAAGAGAAAGCTAACTCATTGTATCAAGTGATCAAAGCTTTAGCTAATGATATCAAAGAAAAATCTGTATCTGGTAAACCGTTAGATATAAATGTAAACTATCTAACTTACTTACAGAATGTTTTATACTTACGTAAGAGTGCACAAACATCTGGTAACCAATTCTTTATTGATACAAACAAAAGAACTATTTCTTTAGGTGGTGTAAACTATCCTATTGTAGATATTGAGAATAAAGAAGCTGAGATGGTAAAACAACTTAGTGATACATATCATAGCATCAATAGTAAAACTATAAAAGATGTTAGTAGTAAGTTCTATGAGTACACAGGAGATACAAATGCTAAAGGAGAACTTGTAGCTAGAGTTTGGAAAAACTATCAATCATATTTGTTATCATCAAAAATGCCTGATGGTAAAGCTTCACGCACTAGTGAGAACACACCACTTACAACTAAAGTGGCTGCTCCTACAGAAAGTGTTCCTTACTCTTTCATGCAGAAGTATGCTACATTGATTGACTATGACCTTCCACTTATTAAACCTGCTCCTGTAGTAAAAGCAGCAGTTGTTGCTAAACCAGTTGCTGGTAATGCTATTGGAGAATATGTGATGGATGGTAAGACACCACAAACATATCAGTTTGCAAGTGGTCCTGTTGAGTTTACAGGAACATTAGATGCTGATGGTAACATTGCTGTAGATCTAACTGTTAACGATACAATTACTACTGCTGCAAGTAATCCAGATATATTGAATACAGTAGACACTGTATTACAAAGTATCGATAAATATGATCCAGAAGCTAGTGATGAACAACGTGTTGTAACATTTGTTGGTGATAAACTTATTGCTGCATTAAAAGAAATACAAAACACACAACAAGTAGAAGAAGCTCCTGTAGTTGAAGAAGATAATGTTTTAAAAATAAATCAAACAGAAAAAGGTGATGTTAGAATACCAACAGAAGAAGGTAGCAGACGAGTTTATATAAATTCTCCAGAGTTTAAAGAAGTTGTTGAACAATTATCTGAAGAACAAATTGAAAAATGGAAAAATTGGTTGAAAGGAGAATTAGCAGATATTCCCAATAGAATAGAAAAAGAAACTAAAAGAAGTTCTAAAGATTATCAAGGAAGTAATGCAGGATTAAAAGCAATTAGACAAACAGAGCAAGATTATAAAAATACATTAGCTGCTTTAGAAAAAGCTCCTACTACAGCTGTAGAAGAAGTTTCTGATATAGAAGCTAAGAAAACAAAAGCAATTGGTGCTATAAGAAAACTATCTGATAAAGAAATTGAAGATAAAGAAGGATTAATGCAAATTGCTTATAACTTTGTTAGTGAGGTTGAAGATAAAACTTTTGCTGCAGATACAGAAGAACAAATAAAAGAACAAATAAAATCTTATTATGACGATCTAATATATGATATAAATAGACCTCAACAAGAAAAAAATAGATTGACTGAATTAAAATCTGTTATAAATAAATTAGGAGAAGAACCTAATAAATTTGATAAAGAGGGTAGTCCAGTTATTACATATGATAAGATTATTGATTTTGAAAAACTATCTGATATATCAGGAGATACCATTGAAAGAAATTTAAAAAGAGAAATTGAAAATTTAGAAGGATCATCATCTAAAAGAAATGTTAAAAAATTTGGTTCAGGTGGTTATATAAAAGAAGAAATAAATAGACTAACTTCTATTTTAAATGAAGTTAAAAAAATCAATGCTAAATATAATGCAGAAATATCAGCTTTAAAACAACCTACAGATAAGAAAGCTGATATAGAAAAAAGAAGACAAGAAGAGTTAGAACAAAATAAAAAACTTGAGGTTCAAGATTTAAAAACAAAAGTCTCTGAACAAGCTAGCTCTTTATCTGATACAAGATCTAAATTGAAACAAGAAGTATTAGATAACGAAATTTTAACCGATCAAGAAAAACAAATACTAAATGTAGCTATTGATGGAATCTTTGATATATCAGGAAGTAATCCTTATATAAATGATGACCTTGAAGGATATGCAGCTTATGATTCTAAGAAGTTTGAAGAATATATTAAATATAATTTTCCAAAAGTAGCAAAGAAAAAGATAACAGATTTACTATCTAATTACATTGAACCTATTGCTGTAGAACATAAGATGGCATTGTTAGCTGAACTAGAAGGTCCTTCTGGCTTACCTAATAATCTTGCAGAACTTAACGCTGATAAAATCAACGCTAAGTATGATGCTGAGCTTGCTGCTTTAGAAGGTGTTTCTGATATAAATGCTAAAAAAGATGATATAAAAAGAAGAAGAGAAATTAGTTTGCGAGGCATAACACAAACAAGTTTAAATTTTGATGCAGATAGAGGATATATAGGAAAATATAATATAGCTGGTACTGAAATTATAGACAGTAATGGTAAACCTTCTACTTTATTTAAAGAAACTGAAACTATAAGAGAAGACACAAAAGAAGAAGTAGAAAAAGAACTTAATGCTAAATATGATGCAGAACTATCTGCTTTAGAAACTGGAGAGAAGACAGATAAAATCAATGTAGAAGATACAGAGTTACCTGAAGATGATTACATGAGAGTTGGACCTTCTGTTGAAGAAGCAATGACTAATGAAGAACTTGAAATATTAAAAACATTCCAAGCTGAAAACCTTCCTGGTGTTCCATTAGAAGTGTTAGAAGATCTTGTTGATACATATGATGGTGAGAAAGCATTTGGTGTATACGTTGATGGTGTAGCTAAGTTCTACAAAGCTGGACCAAGAACAGTTGGTTATCATGAATTGTTTCACCCTATATACCAACACTTCTTATCTCCTGATGAGAGAACTGCTCTTAATGATGAGTTTAGAAACAAAGCTGGACAGTTTATAGATAGAGCTTCTGGTAAGAAAATCAATTATGCTGATGCTACAGATGAACAAATAGAAGAAAGAATAGCTGATGACTTTGGTGAATTCAAAGTGGGTAAACTTCCTGCTAGATCATTGAGTGAATTAGTTCTTAGATTCTTTAGAAGAATTATTAATTTCTTTAAAGCTAACAACTCTAATCCTTCATTAGCTAAAGAGCTTTTCGAAGCTATTGATGCTGGTAAGTATAAAGAATTCACTATATCTGAAACACAAAAGAAAGGACCACCTACATATAGTAGAATCCCTGGTATAACAGAAACACAAGCTTCTGAATATGCACAGGATATGTTTGCTCGTGCTGCACAATTTATCTTTGGTGACAACAAGAAATACATCTATGATTTACAACAAATCACAGGTGCTCAGATATACAACCAAATCAAACAATCTTACATCAATGAAAAGAAATATGAGCAGTTAGGAGAAGAGCGTTTCAATGCTTTGTTTGCACAAGCAAAACAATTGTTACGTACAATCGGTGTGAACTTCAATGAAGAAGATCTTGTAGATATCAATGATGAAAGTGTAACTAGTGTTGGATACTCACAAGAACCATTTACCACTGATTGGAAAAAGACTTCTCCATTTGCTATTAAGTTTGTCGCTGCTACACTTCCAGAAGTGGTGCCTACTAATCAACAAAATGCTACTAGCTTAAACTTACCACAGAGAGCATTCTCTTCTGTTAAAGGATATAAGGTGGCTAACTTTAGTAGAGTGTTTGCTACACTATTAGATAAGATATCTAATACAACAAGTATAGGTAGAGCAGTTAATAAATTAGTTGATCTTGCTAAATACGATGCTACATATGTTAGATTCTTCCAACGTGTAGGTGGTGATCTTGCAACAGGTACTATTCCTTTTGAACAATTCAAAGCTGAAGATTGGAGATTGTTTATAAACTTCTACCAAACATTTACTAAACAAAAGCCAAATGCTGTTGTACAATATGTTGTAGGTACTGAAGTGTATACTGCTCCTGCTAATCAATTCACTATAACTAAACAGGTTGAACAAGACTGGTTTAGTCAAATGAGAGCATTAGCTAAAACTCGTGATGGATTAGTTAGATTTAATAGTGAAACTAAAACATATCAAGTTAACACTGACTCACCTTTGTTTCCAAAAACGTTACCTAAGACACCAGAAGAAATGATTAATTTCTTAAAGGATTTAGGTATCACATTTACTATGGCTGATTACTTAAGATTAAAATCTCAACCTCAATCAGGAGAACAAACTAGTCAAAGACAACAGTTTGGTGATGCTATAGGTGAGATATATAACTACTTACCACAAGCTAAAGATATTGGTACATTAGATGGTAAGACATTAAAGATCAATAAACAAGTTTCTAAACTTGCTGCACTACAAGTTAAAGTGGACAATCCTAATCAGGAGAATACATTGATTGGTGTTGAGGGTAATAAGAAACAAGTTTACTCTGATAACAATGCTCCTTCAGTTCTTGAGAATGTATTTAATGATTCTCAAACAATAGAAGACTTGAAGAAAGCAAGACCAGAACTTAATGATGTATTCTCTACTAATAGTATTACACTTAAGAAAGGTGGATTGTTCTTTAATGAATTAGGAGATAGATTTAAGATGGTAAAAGTTTCTTACATTGAAGGCAAGAAATCTATTGATACTAACAAAGGTACTACTACAAGTAAGTTAAATGAGGGTGAGAGATTTACACAAGAGATCAACCAAAATATTAATGGAGACTATTCTATTCTTATTGCTGCAGATGGATCTACAGAATGGATGATGAACCTTGGTAACTCTATATCATATACAAATGTTGTAGGTGGTAGAGCAATGGATGAAATACATGAAATCTTTAGAGGATATTTGAATGATGATATTGCATTAGCTCGTGATTTTAAAAGTAGACAAGTTCTTGCAAACGTAGGTAGTAAAGCTAAAGAATTACGTTTCTTTAAAGAGATATTAGAAGACTATGCTCCTAAGCAATTAGAAGAACTTAATATAATGATAGATGATGCAGCTGCAACAGACGCTGAGTTTGAAGATTATATTTCTAAGAACATTGATGCTATTAATACAGCTATAGATAAAACTCTACAAGATCTTGTTAATGGTACAAGAGATATACTTCTTAATTATGGTGAGATAGTATCTGCAGTTAAGAAAAGTAATGATGCAGAAAATATGTATTCATATGCTGGACTTGATAGTGGTTTTGTTATGAAAGAAGGAATCAATAAGTTAAAGATGACTGAGACTCAACTTAATAATACATTGATGTTTGTAAATGCAAACAACTATATCAATAACATTGAGTTTCACAAAATATTATTTGGTGATCCATATCAGTTCAAAATTAAAAATGGACAGTTAGATGCGACAAAAAGATATAAATCATTCTATTCTCCAAGAAGAACTACGTTCAACAGTGCTGAATATAATACATTCTTGAATAGTCAAAATGAAGTGGATGGTATACAACTAACTCCAGAAGATTATGGATATCATGATAATAAAGATTATGCTACTACAGTAACATTAAAAGATGTTGAGCTTGATACAGACAACTATACAGGTGTTAATGAAGCTGATGCAATCTCATTGATGTCAGATGTAGCTTATAGAGAAGTTAAGAATAAAAATGGACAGTGGTCTGAAAATGCTGAAGCTTGGCACCAATGGCAAATGGCTTTAACTAGATATGCTCTATCTAACAAAGGAGTGTATAAGTATACTAACAAACAGTTAAAAGCTTCTGATGAGAAAAGATTATTAGAAGAAGAACCTGAATATGTAATTGATATTACTAAACCAATTGTATCTGGTAGTCAGTTTAATGAAAACCAGATTAAGCTTGTATTAGATAAAACATCTCAAATGCCTATATACTATAGTGCTGTACAAGGTACTAACCTTGAGAAGTTGTATATTAAAATGTTTAACGAGAAGATTGACTATGTTATCATGGAAAGTGGTAGAAAGGTTGGTATTGAAAAAACACACAGTCTTTATAATCAAGATGGTTCATTCAATGATGCTCCATTTGCTCCAGATACTCAAGTGCTAGTACCTTGGAGTATTAATGGTATTCAAGTTGAAACTGCATATGAAGGAGGAACTGAACAAACTAGAGGTTCTCAACCTACTAAGATTGTTACTATGGATATGTTTGACAATGGTGAAGAAACTATTGAAGGAGCTAAAGAAGCATTTGAAGAATACAACAAAGCTCTTAAAGATCTTGATGATAATGCATATGTAGAACTTTTATCTAAGTTTGGTGTAGAAGATCTTGGTGTTGGACAATTTGAATTGTTAGATCCATCAATCATAGCTAAGACTCTTGAGAATGAAATGTTTAGAAGAAAGCTTTCAAACAATGCCAAAGAAACTATTCAGTTAGATGAAAATGGTCAACAAAGAATTCCATATGAATCTTCTCCTGCATATAAACAGATTAAAGATATCATCTATTCAATGATTAACAAATCATTGGTGTCTCCTAAAATGAATGGAGGAGGATATACACAAGCTGCTGTAACAGGATGGGAGAGTGCTGAGCAAGGAAGAGGTATTGCTATAAAAGAAAAAGATGGATATAGAAAACTATCTAAAGAAGAATTTGAAGCTTTGCCAGCAGATCAAAAAAGTAAAGTGGTTCTTACTAGTGATAGACTTCACTTCCCTACAAAAGAAGATCCTTACTTAGAGGTGATGCTTCCTAACTGGATGAAGAAATCACTTAAAGGTAAATTTAAAAATAATGCAGATCTTATTAGAGAATTAAACAGACCTGAGAACCAAGGAATTCTAAGAGGTATTGCTTTCCGTATCCCTACACAATCTATGTCTTCTATGAATGCTATTAGAGTGGTAGGGTTCTTACCAGACTATATGGGTAAAACAGTTATTGTTCCTTCAGAGATTACATCTCAAGCAGGATCTGACTTTGATATTGATAAACTTAACATGTATCTTAAATCAGTATATGTAGATGAGAATGGAAGACTTCATGCAGTTGATTACAAAGGATCTGAGAAAGCTACTAAAGACTTCTATGGTAAAGTGTATGATGGTACAATCAAGAAAAGCATTGAGAAAATTTCTAACAATGATGAGTTCAGAGCTCAGTTACTTGATGTATTAAATGCGTTTGAACAAACAGACATTGTAGTATCTAAAGAACAAAGATTGTTCTATAAAAATCATGAGGACATTATTAATGAAATAATCTCTCAAGCTGATGGATTAGATGTATTACCTTCTGAGTATATGACTAATCAAATAGATGCTCTTGCTAAGAAAACAGAAAGACTTAATTCTGAGTTACTTAATAAAGAGATGAAAGATAAGTATGTTAAGAACATGTACAAGAAAGCTCTTGAGAATAGATACTTTGATGCATTTGAAAAACTTATCACGCTTCCTGGTAACTTTCAAAACTTAATTACGCCTGTTGATGATGCTGGATTAAAAGATATATCTATTGAGTTAGATAGAATGAGAAATAATACAGATGAGAAGATTAAAAATAGAATCATCAATAGAAACTATTTAACAAGACTAAGACATGCATTCCTTACTGGTAAGAGATGGATTGGTATTGCTGCAGTAAACATTACAGGACACGCTCTTGCACAAAGAATGAAATTAGTAATGGACATTGATAAGGTGGCTAACTTTCTTCCTGATGCAGATCGTTTCTTCTTAGGAGATCGTAAAATTAATCTACCACACAATACAACTAATATTGATGGTAAAGAATATACATCTCTTTCTGGAACTAAGACAGCAGATGGATCTGATAAGTTTATTTCTAATAGACTTTCTGGATACGCAACTTCTGTTGTGGATATTGCAAAAGATCCATACATCATGAAGATTGTTAAATCTGATTCTGCTATTAGTACGTTCATGTTCTTAGAAAGAATTGGTGCTGGTCAAAATGCAATATGGTTTATGAACCAACCAATTGTTATGGAATACCTTAGTTCTCTTGAATCTAAAGGGAGTAAGTTCTTATACAATACAAAAAACATCAATGCTACAAGAGCTAAGTTTGGTCTTTCTAAAGTGGGAAGTAAGTATGCAAAAGAAGAAGTGTATAATGTAGATTCATTAAAATCTAACATTGAAACTTATGCCAATAACAAAAATAAAATGTTGAGTGAGGTACAGAATAGAGAACAAGGAGCAATCCTTACAGATTTCTTGAAGTATTCTAAGATGGCTGAATACAGCTTTAAGTTTACACAAGCTACAAACTATGATACAACTAAGTTTAAAAACTCTGATGTATTTAATAGAAAGTCAACTAAAACAGATATAGCAAGAGATTTAAATATATTCACTTCTATAGATGAATTATTAGATTCAAGCTCAATTGGTAATCAAAAAAGATTAATAGACTTAGCAATGAAAGCTGTTGGTTCAATTGTTAAACTTGAACAAGAAAGATTTGTAGATATAACTAATAAAGTATTGAACTCATTTGAGAAACAAGACTTTATAGGTGATGATGATTTCTCTAAGATTGCTAGTAAAGCTAAAGCATCGTTCCTTGATTTCATTATACAAACTAAATCAGGACTTAACTCTAGAATATTAGAACTAACTACAGGAGATAATTCTATTGCTGAGCAATTAGCAAAAGCTAAGGTGAAGTATCCTGGAATGAAATTGTTACAAGATCTTGTTCCAGAATCATCTAAGAAAGTTGATGGTGCACAAACTATCAAACTTAAAGTGAACTTGAAAGAAGCATATGATGAGAACTTGTATGTAGAGATGATGAGAGAGTTAAGAGAGTTAGATCCTGAGTTGTATAACAACATTGTTAAGGTGGCTCTTCTACAAGGTACTTATCAGTCTCCGTTATCAATCAATAACATTATTCCTTTAGAAGATTATTCTAAAGAGATTAAACCTATTATAGATGGATTGATTGATAATGCTGATACAGAATATTTTGCTAATGGAGGAATGTTCCAAAAGAATAATTTTAAGGATGAACAGATAGTTCCTACAATCACTCCTAGATTTACATTTCCAAGAGATGAAAATTTTGAAGAGATTGAAATTATATTAGGAGAAGATCCTTTTGGTAATGATGTATATCAATATCAAACTGAAATGTTTGAAACTAAATTTGATGATGCTGAAAACAAAAGATTAGTCTTGACATTAAGTCCTATGTTTGATATGGGTAATGGAGCAAACAGTGATTTTGTTAAAGTGCCTAGAGTGTTTGTAAACAAAAAAGGTGAGAACGTAGATCTTATCACTGGTAAAACTATTAGTTCACAAGCTATGAAAGCTATGAGAATGCAAGGTAACACTTCTCTAACAGATTACTATGGATATCAGAAAGTTAAATACTCAAATGGTCAACCATTATTAAACTTTGAAGGTAGATATGTATACAAACTAGTTAACTTACTTGGTGATGGTAACTTGGTTTCTGAATACTATTTAGATGGAAGACCTTCTGTTCTTAACAACGGTACAATCAAGATCGATCAAGAGATAGCTGATGCAAAAATTATTGAATACTTTGGCGGTGATATTAAAGAAGAAGTTGTATCTTTGCCAATAGAAGAAGTGGTTGAATCTACAAGTAATCAAGTTGTAGCAAGTGTTCCTCAAAACAAAGTGTCTGGAGTTGAATCATATGGTTCTTTAGTCAGTGCAAATGATGAAGCTATTGAACTTCTAGGTCCAAATCCTCATAGTATAGATATGATTGAAGCAGGCGTAAGAACAAGAACTACAAGAAGT